AGCCAGATGCCCATGTCAGGCCGCGCCAGCAGCAGCGCGCATCGCTTTCTGCACCGCCTTCAGTTTCTGCTCGGCCCCTTCAAGCGCCTCCTCACGCTTGGAAAGCGCGTCGGACTTCGCCTGAAGTTCATCGCTCTGGCGTTTCGCTTCGAGCTTCGCGGTGTCCGTGATCTTCGCGGCCTGCTCCCTCGCCATGTCGAGCATCTTGGGAACGTCCGCGGTCGCCAGAAAAGCCGCCCCATTTGCGTCAGCAACGATCTTCTTCGAATCGTGCGTTGCCTTCTCGACGATCTCCTTCGCCTTTTCGGTGGCCGACTTCACGCGGGAAATGGCTTCCTCGTTGGTCTCCTTGGCGAGTTTTGAGGCAGCTTCGCGCACCTTCGACAGGTCGGCGTTGGCCTCTTTCAGTTCGTCACGCACAGCCAGAAGTTCGTCTTGAGCAACCTTCGTGCTGCCTTCGGCCTCGAGCCTGGCGTTGTCCACGTTGTTGATCCCACGCACCGCCTTCTGGATGACGGAAAGCGCTTCGTGGTAGTGGTCAAACCGCTGCACCACTTCGAGAGCTTGGTTCAGTTCCATGGCTACCTCCGCTTCTTGGCAAGCACAGTCATCGTCAGGCTTTGGCCTGTTCCACCGCTCGGCACAGGTTTGAAAGAGTAGGTGTACTCCATCACCTGTTTGATCCCGGCACTGGACAGGCCGATCGACACCCCGAACGCATCGGAGAGCGCAGAGAAGTTCGAGCCATCATTCGAGCCGTGCAGCGCGGTTGTGGAGCCACCGAAGGTTCCGGTGACTTGAATCGAGCGGTCATCGTAATGACTCGCCCCCGTGTACGCCTCGCACGTGTCGCTTTCCGTGACGGGGGTCCAGGTGATCCGAACGGCGTCGTCGTTTACTGCTGTGACTGCTGGTTTGATGGTCGCCATCTCAGAACTCCCTCGACTGTGCAACGTTCATGGAAATGGTCGCGCTGGCCGTGAACGAGTTGCCGATGATCCGAACCCCGCCCGTTGGCGACGTGTAGGAGGCCGCCCCGTCAGCGGTTTGCGTGGTCAGGCCACCAGCCACCCAGTTCGGGGTCTCGCCCGCCGTGGGCCGCTCGTAGCACTTCTGCACCGAGTAGTCGATCGTCCCGGAGATGTCCACCGATACAGCGGTGATGCTGGTGTACAGATCCAGCGGCAGGGTCGCCGTTGCGAACTCGTCGACGGTCCCCACTGTCACGTTGGTTCCCACTGCACCGCTCACCGTGACGGAGGTAACGGTCTTGAAGTACCCGGTGGTCTCGACCGTGTTGTTGTTCGGGCCGGCGATGGTTTCTGACAGCGCCACGCCGTTCGGATCTGTCCCGACAATCGTGAAGTCCACCCCGGACAGGTTCGCGGTTGAGGCGAGTCCGACCTGATACCCCACCCTCGGATAGTCACCAGAGGCCGCAAAGCTCGCGGTGCCCCCGGACACGTTGGCGCCATTGAGCGTGAGCGCACCAGCGCCTGCCGCTTGTTGCGCCGCGCAGATCCCGTCCGCATCCGGCGCATGCGGGGTGAAGCTGATTCGCTTCGGTTTGATTGGCATTTCTCTTTCTCCTCACGAAACTCCCCCGCCCCGAAGGGCAGGGGTACTTCTGGTTTCAGGATTAAGCGTCTGTGCCTGCCGCCGGAATCAGCCAGCCGGACTTGTCGACTTCGCCCGTGACGTAGTTGTTGATGGGCGCGTAATCCGAGCCCACCGTCAGCAAGATCACGCCAGCCAAGTCCAGGCAACCGACCAGGTTGTCGTAGACGATCCCGGTATTGACCGTTGCCGTGGTCTTGATGAGCACGGCACCCGACGCCGTGTCGGTGTTGGGCCGGTAGACCTTGTTGCGCGCCATCTCCAGGTTGGTCACGTTGAGCGCGCCGTGTTCCAGGAGCGCCGCGGTGTTGTTGAGCACCGCACCGATGTACAGGTTGTCGTTGATGGTGCAGCGGCTCATCGTGCCGGCAATCACGATCATGGTCGTGGCGGCTGTGGTTCCGGCCGAATAGACCTTGTTGTTCGTGAATACCAGGCCGTCGGCGTTCACCGTGACGGTGGTGGTGATGCAGGTCAGCGCGTTGAGGATCGCGGACGTGTCGCGGAATTCGCAGTTTTCCACGACAAACTCCGGCGCCGCCGCAATGGTGATGAACGACGCGACATCGGCAAAGTTCGCCTTGAACAGGATATTGCTGAACGTGACGTTCGCCGCGGATACCGGAATGTTCGCTGCCGCCGCGCCAAACGTGAGCGTCGGACGGTTTGAACCTGCGCCAAGGCCGACGATTGAGACCCCGGCGACATCCGCAACCAACTGCGCGGCCGTGGTGAGCGTTTCGGCGTGCCCCGCCTTCACGACAATCATGTCGCCCTTGCTTGCACTGGAATGGTTGATCGCCTGGTCGATCGTGGCGTACGGGCGCTGGAAAGTCCCGGCGCCGTTGGCCGCACCAGCGGAGTCCACCCAGCGCACCTGACCAGAGTAGGAGTTGAGAACCGGCATCCCACGAACGGTCAACCCGTCCATGAAGCCGTTCGGATAGTTCGAATGTTGCATTGCACCCATTGCTGTCTCCTTGAACCCCGGGTGGGGTCGTTGTTTCACGAATCGCTCAAGATGAGCCCTACTTCACTGCGTTCAGTGAAGCCCTCGAGCCGGTCCTACGGCCCGAAGGGCTTGGTCAACGCACTACGATCAGCCGCCGCCTGCCGTGCCCGCCGCACCACGCCAGTTCGACCAGCCGTTGATGTAGCGCTCACGGGCCTTGTAGCGCATGTTCCCGGATTCGAAGTCGCCCTCGATCCGTTTCATCATCGCCTTGCGCGTGATGTGCTTCAGCCCGTCCGGGCAGTCCGTCGTCACGAACCATGCGTCCGTGTCCGTCAGCCGCTCGTCCATGCACACACCAGCCGACAGCAAGCCCATGTCCTTGATGGCATTGATGTCGTTGTTCGCGGAGTCGGGACGACCCGTGCTCATCAGCAGCCGGCGCGCGGTGAATTGCAGCGCCGTCGGCACGACGAGCTTCTTGGGACGAACCGCAATCGGAATGGTCCGATCGTCCTTCGTGTCGCTCACCATGATGAGAATGTCCTCGAGCGAGGTCTCCGAGAGGTCCGCAGCGGTCGCCAGTACGTTCGACTGGTTCGCGCCCGACTTCGTCGGATGACTCGCAGAGAACAGCGCCACACCATCACCACCCAGGAACGATCCACTGAACCCGTTGTTGAGGATGTTCGCGCCTTTCACCGCCTTGGTGTGCTTCATCGCCCTTGCGAGCGCCTTGGCGAGCTTGCCACCGATCGAGCCGTACAGTCCGTCCTCCTCGGCTTCCTCGCTGATGGCGAAGGCCAGCGCGATCGTCTCGAAGACGTAGCGCGCCGTGTAGGTCTCTGCCGTGCTGTCGTAGGCGATACCGGCACCCTCGGCTTTCACCGGGGCGGCACCGAATCCCGCCATCAGAACGTCTTCGACGTATGCCTTCCTGCTCTCGGACTCCACCATCAGGTAATCCCTCCACCGTTCCGGGTGGCTGGCTTCCTCGAGGCCGAAGACCGTGTTCAGGCCTTCCTGGAGTTGCTTTTTGAAATCACTTCGGTTCATGGCCATTGCGGTCTCCCGTTAAACCAGTTGCACGAGGCTGTTGATGACCTCGACGTTGGCATTGGCACCGGCCGCGTTGTCGGGTTCGTCGATCAGACGAAGAATCCGAAAGTGACCCTGGCCGGTGTCGGCCAGGTCAAGCTCCATCCCGGACTGTCCGGTGAAGGTGCTGCCAGCGTGATCCAGCTCGATGTCGTACACCGAACCCTTGTGGGTGGCGTCGACGTAGGCCGTGCCGGTGTCGGTCTGCACCTTGTAGGTGACGTTGGGATCGTCGATCACGAACGCCTCCACAGCCTCGCTGTTCAGCGTCGCGGTGGACGCCGGCCAGTAGGGACTGAAGATCGTTTCGCCGGCTGCGTTGCGATACTTGCAGCCCATGAACACGCCGAGAA